TGGATTACTATAACCTTATCTTTAAAACGGAACACCGATACTTATAAGGTTTTGCTGCTAAAAAGAAGGTAATAATGGACTTTATTTTTGAGTATAAATAGAGTATGGCTTATTTACTAGACAAAATCACTCAGCAGTTATCGGAAGAAGGTTTAGAACCAAGAACCAATGCAGCTAGAGAGTGGTTAAAAGCTAAGGTAAAGAATTTATCACCTCAGCGCACGGCGCTAATGAAAGACCGTGATAAGATAAAAAATAGGTCGATGTTGGGTTGTATGTATTTTTACTTTTATGACCCTAAGTTAAAGGATTCGTTGCCATATTACGATAGGTTCCCATTGGTTATACCAATTGAACGATACTCAGACGGTTTCTTAGGACTGAACTTGCATTATATCAGCCCAAAGCAACGAATTATCCTTTTAGACAAATTGAGTGTATTTTTAAATAATGATGACTACGATGAAACCACAAAGTTTCGTTTGAGGTATCACACACTTAAAAATGCCTCCAGAATTTTTGAAGGTACTCCTTGTATCAAGAGGTACCTCTATAAACACGTTGACAGTAGGTTCTTAGAGATACCTGCTGAAGAATGGGATATTGCTGCCTTAATTCCATATGAATATTTTATAGGCGCAACAAAAAATAAAGTTTACGCAGATTCTAGGAAAAAATTCTAATGTCTTTTTCACCACAATTATTTTTAACTAACATTAAATCACATGATGGCCCAGCAAAGCCATCCAGATTTGAAGTAATTCTTCCTATTCCAAATTATATTAATTCGTTTGTTGGTAATTCAATACTTGAACAACTAATCAATTTACCAAATAACATTGTATCGTCTATTACTGATATCTTTTCAGCACCTCAAGATCCAGCAACAAGAACAACCAATGCTTCTTTGTCCCGTTACTTAGCTCTTCAATGTGAAACTGCTGAGTTGCCTGGCAGAACATTGTTAACACAAGATGCTAAAGTGTATGGTCCCACATTTAAAATACCATATCAATCACAATACAATGATATTAATTTAGGATTCATTTGCACAAATGATTTCTATGAGAGAAAACTGTTTGACCGTTGGATAGAAGCAATTCACCCATCAGATACAAACAATATGAGATTTCCAAAAGGAAACTCAACTCGTTATATGTGCAATATCACAATTATTCAGTATGATGATTTTATCAAAAAGATTTACTCAGTAGAATTGGTTGATGCTTTTCCAATTGGTGTGGCTGCACAACCATTAAGTTGGTCAGAAGATAACTTCCATAGGTTATCGGTACAGTTTGCATATCAGAGATATAAAGTTATATACGAAGGTAGTTATGATTTGGCTGCAGCCGCTAGTGCTTTGTTTGGTGTTAAAGCTGCGCCTTTTTTTGATAGAGCAGGAAATTCTATTAACAATACAATAGGAAAAACGCTTGCGAAGATTTTTTAATTTATGAGGATTTAATATGTTACCTAAAATTGATGTGCCGATGTATGATTTGGTTCTGCCTCTTACCAAAAAGAAAGTTAGGTTTCGACCTTTTTTGGTAAAAGAAGAAAAGATTTTATTAATGGCCATGGAAGCAGAAGATGATAATTCTATTCTATTAGCAATAAAGCAAATAGTTAGCAATTGTTGTTTAGATGATGATATGGATGTCAATACTCTTCCAATTACTGACCTTGAATATTTGTTTTTAAATTTAAGAGCTAGGTCAGTAGGTGAGATGGTTGATTTGCAATATAAGTGCAACAATAAAATAAAAGATGATAAAGACGAAGAAAAAGACTGTGGAAATTTAGTAAAACTATCCATCAATCTTTTAGAAATAAAACCTGAAGCTTCTAAAATTGATAGTAAAATACAATTGAGTAAAAATATGGGTGTTTCTATGAAATATCCAACATTAAAGATGATTGAAGGAATTGAAGGAACAGAGGTTGAAAAATTAATGTTGATTCTTTCAAAGTGTGTTGAATATGTGTATGATGCTGAAAATATCTATTATAGTAAAGATATTCAACCAGAAGAATTAAAAGAGTTTATTGAAAATTTAACGGGAGAACAGTTTGCCAAAATACAACAATTCTTTGATAACATACCAAAAATATCAAAGAAAGTTAATTTTGGTTGTTCAAAATGTGGCTATCAGGAAGATATAGTCATAGAAGGAATTCAAAATTTTTTCGTATAAATTTTTGTTATGATAATTTGAAAAACTACTTTGAAACAAATTTTGCACTAATGCAACACCACAAATATAATTTGAACGACATAGAAAACATGATTCCTTGGGAAAAAACAATTTATGTTACCATGTTAATCAAATATATTGAAGAAGAAAACGAAAAGTTAAAACAAAAAAAGAGATAAAAAATGGCATTTTCAGATTTAGTAAGATATCAAAAAAATCAAGGAAAAGGAGTAATTGGTTCTTTGTCTGGTGCTGTTGGTCAAGCAACCTTACAAAAAATTGATCCAAGAAATTATCTGTTTAATCGCAGAGGAACATTGGCAACTCTTTTTCCTGGATTAAAAGGTTATCAAGCTAAAACTTCTTCAGATAAAATATCCAGTGGTGCAAGTGGTGGTTTTTCATCCGGTCAAGTTGAGGTGATAGGCAATAAACTTGACCAACTTTCTACTCAGATGTCTATAACATCAAAAAATTCTATGTCTTTGCCAATGATGGCAAGAGATATGAATGTAATGAGGCAGAACATTGTTAAATTGGTAAAAGCACAAGGAGTTAAACCTGCTCAAAAAGCTGATGCATTTTTTATGCGAGCTGGTGACAGAGAAAAAGCTTATGAATCTCAATATGGTAGGAAGACAACTTCTCCAACTCCAATGGCAGCACCAGGTAAAAAAGAAGATGGAAGTTTACTTGGTACATTAATTACAACTGTGGGTAATATTATATCCACAACACTCACGCAAGGATTAAAATCTATTTCAGATATTGTTGTTGGAGCTTTAAATTCTGTTGCTGAAATAATATCAACTGCAATATTAGCTTTAGCTTCGGCCATAACTGGAAAAAATATGTTGGGTGGAGGAATTCCAGATATTGGTGGTAAAGGCGGAAAAGGAACTCCACCAAAAGGAAAATTAACAAAATTTGGTGGTGCTGCCGTTGGAGCACTTGCTTTTACTGGACTCTCAATTGGTGCTGGGTACGCTACAGACTATGCAATGGATAAAACTGGAGCTTCTGTTGATCCTGATGAATTGAAGGGATTAAAAGCAGTAGATGAAGAAAACTATAACAAAATGTCCATTGGAGAAAAAATTCAATCTGCTCCAGCTAGAGGTATTGAAAAAGTTGGTAGTTTTTTAGGATTTGATAGATTGTCTGAAAGAGCCTCAGCTGAAAGAATTAAATCAGAAAGTGAATATTTAAATAAAAAATCTCCAACTCCAGCTGGCCAAGGAGATGTAAGTGAGGATCTTGTAAATTATGTAAAACAAAAAGAAGGTTTTACGCCAGTAGCTAAAAAAGATTATGCACAATATAGTATTGGATACGGAACAAAAGCAAACAGTCCTAATGAGGGTCCAATTACTCCAGAAGAAGCTGATAGAAGATTAAGAGAAGTCTTATCTAAAACACAAAAAAATGTGATTGACCATGCGGCTAAATATGGGTATAATTGGGACCAGAAAAAAATAGATGCTTTAACTTCTTTCACCTATAATCTTGGGCCAGGAGCTTTGAATCAACTCACAGCAAAAGGAACAAGAAAAGATGATGAGATTGGTAAAAAAATATTAGAGTATAATAAAGCTGGTGGACAATCTTTGCCTGGACTAGTAGCAAGAAGGTCTGAAGAATCTACAACATTTTCAAGTGGAGCTTCTCTTGTAGCATCATCACCAAATACAGGTAACAGAGTTTCTAGTATTTCAGCAGCATTATTAGCTGCAAACCAACCAAGTAGTGGCACTCAAGTGATTGATAATAAAACTATAAACAACAATACTCAAGCTGGTGGCGGTGGTGCAGGAACTCAAGTAACTGCCTATGACAGCGATATGGTAAAATACTTGTTACGACCAGTTAGTTAATAAAAAACCCCGCCGAAGCGGGGTTGACTTGCATGGGATTTTGTATTACTTTGTTTCAGCAAGTGATTTGAAGTAATCCAAATCTTCATCTTCAACACCAGACTTTAAGACAACTTCATCGTCTTTGAAAGGACTGATATCAGCAGATTCAGCTTTGGTTCTTATCGCTTCACCATCAAAGCCTAGAACTTTATCCAAACGAGATTTTAATTGCTCGTAAGGTTTGAATTGCGACTTCAGAGTAAACTCTTTAAGAGAAAACTCTTTCTTCCACAATTCTTCTAGTTTAGCGTCATCACCTTCAAATAATGGAGATGAATCAGCAAACTCCGATTTATCATAATTACGATAACCTTCAACATTACGAATCTTCAATTTGAAGTTAGCACCTTCCCACATATCAAATGGGTTAACCGGTGTTTCATCAGCGAACTCAGGATTCATCGCCTCTGTAATCTTATCAAAGATTTTCTTACCAAACTTAAACAGTTTGATTTGACCTTCATTCTCAGAATTACTTGGGTCAGACACAACTAGAATATTGGCAACATAAGACAGCTTGCGTTTTTGTTTGCGAGCAATCTCTTTGTTAGCTTCAATTCCAGAATTCCATAATGTATTATTGTGTTCACAAACAGGACATTTATCATTCAGAGTGGTCAAGCAGTTATCAATAAACCAACCGCCAGGTCCCTGAAATCCATGACTGAATGTGCGAACCCACGGTAAGGCGTCATCACCGTCAACTGCTGGTGCTGGCAGAAAGCGAATAACCGCCATGCCGTTACCAGATTTATCTACTGATGGTTGCCAAAAGCGAGTATCGTCTTTTGAACCGGATTCTGTTGAACCGGATTGAGTAGCTTCAATCGCTTTAGTAAGTTTATCCAACGAACTACGATTGCGCTTTAGATTTGCAAATGAACTCATATGTATTACCTCGTATTAAATGTATTAAAAAAATATGTGCAACTTATCCACATGATGCATAATATATCATTTATTTATATGCTTTGCAAGTAGAATATCTAGCAACATAATAGTATTGCCAACATCTTTGTGATGAATACCTATACCTCCTGCTTCATTAAAGGCTTGAATAACATCCAAGGTATCATCAATCAGGATGCTATTTGGTGTAGCATAATCTGCCTTTAATTTTCTTCCTGCTACAACATTGACCTTCCATTTCTCAGAAAGGTTCATTCTTTTAACCCACACTTTTTTTTGAATCTCCACTTCATCATGGTATTTGTTACCGCCAGATGAAGTAAGAATTTCAACATTCTCATGTGGAAAATTGGTTAAAACATATATTATTAACTCTGAAGCACCTGGCCACCAGTCTAAAGTTTCAAAGTGTTTGCCTTCAATAAATTTAGTCCAGTTTTTACTGAACATTTTTCTATCTCGTGCTGAACCAGGCGATTCATTAAACAACTCAATGTACCGCTTTTCAAAATTGGCAATTACGCCATCCATATCTAAGTATAATTTCATAATATAATCTTCTTTAATAACAACTTGTATTTTACAGTATCAAAGGTAAGAAAAGAGGCATACTTGGTTAGTTTTCTTCGGTAATCTGGCCATCGTATTGTATCGGTAATCTTCCTATCCCACATCGGTAAGAATTGCAGGATTGCGTTTAGGACGATTAGTGTTTCTGGTGATATCTCTTTGCGTAAAGCCATCGTTAACAGTCTTGGATGGTCTCCATTCGTTGACAATAATTCATTAGGGTCTTTACAATCTTCAAAAATAACTTTACAATCATTCTCAAAGGTATACGATAGTGATTGAACTACCTTCTGCCGTAATAGGTAATTTACCTCAGCTTCAGGTTGTAATAGTGTGCCTGCCCATGCCTCACTATTCTCAAATAGGTTGGCAATTACAAAATTCTGAAATTGTTCTTTATTTGGATACTTACGGGACAGTTTATAGAAATGGTATTTGTCCCTACGATTTTCAAATGTAGTGGGACTGATATTACACTTACCATTATACTTGAAATAATCGTAATCGCTGGTGAAGTGTAATTTTAGAGTATGATATATTGAAAATGCTTCATAGCCTGTCATAGTGGCAATCTAGGGCTTTTATTCTTTAATAAATTGTTTTCCATTGCATCATTTTCAATTTTAGATTTGAGGTTGGCATTCACCAAAGTCGAGGCCACTTCAATTTCCAATCCTGTGCGCTTACAATGTTCCACAATCGCTTCAATGTAGTTGTAGTCTGTTTCAGCAACCAATTTATCAATTGCTATTGCAAACTTCATCATTTCGTCTTTAGTTGGCATTATCTATAATCAAACTCTTGGTCTGCTCTCTTGTCCTGAACCCATTCATGTTCTTCTTGTACCAAATCTAAACGACCTTCAAAATTAAAGCCGCAACCTTTTAGAAACATTTCAAATTCATTAACAATATCACTTATGGTTTCAGCCTTGAATTCAACCGTTCTTTTAGATGAAACGGCATCTGCAAAAGGCATCGCCTCTTCTTCACAAATAAATGTAAACTTACTCATATCATTTTCCTTTTCAATTTACGACATTCTTCTTTCACTTCAATTGGATAATCTACACTAATTTCAGAAATTGTGCAATCATAAATCTTCACACGGCTATATTCATATGTAAACACCGTGTGAAGAACAATAACAATCAAACATAATGCCATAGAACCTATAAGAATCACATTTTTCATAATAACCTTTCAATTATTTTTTAGGTGATGGTGACCCCGTATGACCATTTTGTGCAGCTGCATATGCAACACAAATGGTATCTGTTTGTTGAACAAATGAACAACGCACCGCAACAGGATCAACTCCTTTTGCGATAGCGGCATCAATGTTCTTTGACATTAGCGCTCTATCGTTTATGTGATAGACTGCTATAGAAATTATTGCGGACATGAAAACAATCGCAGCTGCAATAATCACTCCTATTAAATCTTTCCGTAACTCGTTCATAGTTTTATTTCCTTTTTCATTGTTGCCAAATCAGAATGGCGTTTATAAAATATATGCCTACCAATTTGTGTAGTCTTTGGTAATTTCCATTGAGGATTCACATAATCAGCATGATAATATGTGGCACCCTTTGTAATATCTGCCATGTTTTCGTAATTCATTAAAACATAAACAGCCACTTCTCTGACGCTATTATACAATGAAGTGTGTATGATTGTCAACCTTTTAGAGGTAAACATTGAATCGCACATCCATGAGAATTGGCAAATTGTGTTACCATTAATCACCGTTTTCTGTTTTACAACATTGCAAACATCTGAACCATAGTTTCCTGAGGCTAGACGATTGAGGGTAACAAGTGCAACGGCAATTTGACCATCTTTTGATTCGTGACCTGCTTCAAAATAGATATTCTCTGCTAAACAATCAACTTGTTTTTGTGTTGGTTTGGAAAGTGCTTTATATCCAACGCTTGCAGGTATATAATATTTACCTTCGGTTGAATGAACATTCACAGCAGTTGCTGCTAGAATAATTACTGATAAAAATATACTTAAAAGTATTGTTTTACTTCGCATACATCTCCTTTTTGTTAAGGAAAGGCCGAAGCCTTTCCGATCCATCAGGCGGACTTTTTGCTTGTAGTCTTTTGTTCTGTGGTAATGTTAGAAACGAAATCGTTCAAGGTTTTTGCCTTGTTAATGACTTCTTGTTCTGATGGGAATGGCGGGTAACCTGGATGCCTCGGTGGTTCCTGCCCATTGATTTTGGCCGTTTCACAATCTGTCGACCATTGGTTTGATATTTGTTCACGCTTGCCAAAGTAATCATCGGAAAGCATATCTCGTGCCATCTTTAATAGCTCGAGGCGAATTTCAAAAGCTGTCATATTAGACATAGTAAATCTCCTGTGTGTTTATGTGTGTTACCGGCTTTGTGTGTGATGCCGATAATATATTTAGTTAATTTTAATTTCAATCCCAAAGATTCTGATAATATTTACCAAATAATTTAAAGCCGTTTGCCTTTCGTTTTTGGTGTGCTTCTAAACCTTCATTGTCAACTTTAACTTTTGATATTCTTTCATTCCAATCTTTAATATCTTTAAGGTCTTTACATTCTGAATGGTCAAAGAATTCACTTTCATCATCATCTTTTAATTGTTGTTCAAATGCCCAAATCATCTCAGCAAGAATCCAATCCCAACGCATGAAGTGTAAGCTGTCGGTATCCCATTCATTCTCTTTTGGTTGTGCCATATGACTACGCAAATATTCTGGTACATCTTCATCTTCTGTATAAGGTGCACCATGTTTGGTTTCACTTAGTTGTTTCAACATTGGCAAAATAATATAAGACAAGGTATGATCCATTGACCAAGTATCCCAGCGGTCAATCTTTACATATTTAATTGGTGGGTAAATTAAATCTAATACTACACGGATAGAGTTACTGATAGGTGTAATTCGGTTAGCCCATCGTTCAACCCATTCAGGATGATCCACATAATCTTTATCTTCAATTACACCTTTATTACGGCCACATTTACTCCAATCAGTCCAGAAAAAAATGTTCTCTATGATTGTGTATGGGGAAATCCAATGATAACGGTAGTTGCTAATGTAAATTTTCATAATAGTTTATTGTATCATTAAAATGTAGCCACAGTAGGCAAAAATTGAGATGATGCCTAACTTAAAAACAAATAAGCATAAGGCAAGTAGAGGCGCTCTTAGTAGATAGATTACCAGAACAAGAGATATTATAAACAATAATTCGTAGTCACCAACTGATGAATTTTCAACCTTTGTAACTGATGGTTGAATTTCAATTTTCTGTAATTCTTTTACAGGCTCAATTTTTTCAACGAATAAAGGCATAATATCTCATAATAAAATGGTGTGGGTGTTTTGAAGAAGGCCACCCACGAAGCCTTAAAGAATTACTTCTTCTTTTCTTCTTTCTTCACTTCAGCTTTTGGTGCATCTTTCTTTGCTTCTTCTTTCTTAGCAGGTGCTTGAGCAAATGCTGTTACAGCGAAAGTTGCAGCTACGAGAGCGATTAGTTTTTTCATAATAATTTCCTTTTATAAAAGTGCCAGTATTCTGTTACGAGGAACTGGCAAAACCCTAAGCAGTTTTTAGGCTGCTAATGCGAACTTATTATCGTTTGCGTTTAATTTAATTTAGTTATTACGCCTACTCTGGCGACTCTCCATTGTTCTAATGATTGCCATGTCGAATCTATAACACCCCCATCAGAAGTATATTGCCACAACTATAATGTGTGTTTGCTACCGATAACTCGGTTCGTCAATATACTTTTGGTGGAGGTGGGCGGATTTGCACCGCCGTCCACAACAACTTTCAAACAACTTCTACGAATTACTTTACAGCTTCAGTATGTTTATGTTTCAAAGATTTTTTAATCAATTTAAACCAGATTTTTTTAATCTTCTCAACATCATGTTCAATTTCTGCTTTGTATAATTTTTTTATTAAATTTTTAACTCTCATTATACACCTTTACTTATAAAATACAATACTGTTAACACCAATATTCCAAAAGCACAGGCACCAGTATAAAAAGCAAAACTTTTTACTTTATATTCTTTTACACAATTCTTATCTGGCATTTGGCTATTATACACCTATTTTAGTTATTTGTCAAGTAGTATTTGGCAATATACTGTTTTAATTGAGGTAAATATGGTTCTTTATCTCTTACAAATATCTGTGGTTTGCCTTCTTCAACGGCAATTGCCACCACCAATTTATTTATAGGTTTGCCTGTTATTTCACCAAACATTTCTGCATATGCCGAGCATTGCATGAAGTAATTAAGAATTCCATCTTCCCATTTCTCTTTACTAGAGGTTTTAAAGTCAATGACCGCCAATTCTCCATCCCACTCAGCGATACAGTCAACACGGCCAGCGATTTTTAATCCATCAGAATAAAGCGCCTGTTCTAATGAATAGATTTTACCAATATTTTGGTCTAACTCTGGCCTCAACTGTAAAAACAATTCTTTAATGTTTGGCATCATCGTTTGCATCCTCAATTCGTTCATCTCATTGAGTAAATACTTTTCACAAACGGTATGTAATGCGGTACCACGCCTTGAGGCTTTACCGGAAACTTTATTGGCTTCTTCCTCGCCCACACGAGCACGCCATTCATAAATGGCTTTCTTATTGTAAGATGATAGAACGGTTGTAACCGATGGGTATGAATTACCTTTCGGTGTTTTATACTGTCTACCACTTTCTGTTGTTATTGCCTCTAAATCAAAATCTAATTCAGGTAATTTAATATGGTCAAATGTCATTTTTTACTTTGTAATCGTTTCGTAATTCTATCAACGTGTTTCTTAACAACCTGAGCACTTCTTGCTTCTTTGATAGATTTCCTACCATATTTTTCACCTACAGCCGAGCCAGGATGTTTCTCTGCTACCTTTGATAATACTTCTTTGAATCCATCAGGCACTCGGTGTGAACCCATACCTGCAACACTTGACACGATAGCTGGTGCGGTTAGTATTGGTTGTATATGAGGATTTTCTTTAAGAAAGGTTTCACGTCCCGACCATTTCATAAACAATTCAAATTCTTCACCTGTTTCAGTATCAACAAAATTATAAGTTGGCATTAAGAGTATCCATGAGATAAAGGTTCAACCATTTCAATAAACCATTGTGGTTGTGTTCTACTATTTATTTTACCTTTCCATGACCATAAATGACTTTTGCTCATCACATAATAATTGTGATATGATTGTAAAGAATTACCTGGTACCTTACAAGCGTCAGGCATTGCCGGAGTTGGGCCAGTAAATGGGCCAACAGGGCAATTATCTGGCACTTTTTTTAAATCAGGTATCAACCGTGCTGTTGCATGAATTTTACCATATCTATAAGTAAATTCTTTTTGTAGTTCACACCACATATTATACAACCAACGATAATTACTATCACTTTGTCGAAGCCAAATAGCGGAAGGATGATTCATCATTGTGGGTTTCATCAATCTATTCTCACGCTCATCAAGTAAACGCCATCTTTTAATGTTGCGATTATTAATTGTTTTGCCAATATACATTTCACCATCAAGAACACGATGAGCTGTTGACATTAATTGAGCATATTCAATTACCATTTTACAAACGTGCCTATCAACGTGCATCTCTGCACATTTTATAGGATCAGGATCAAGGTAAAAGATGTTCACTTTTTAATCCAATTATAAACAACTTTGTCCAATTCTGTAAAATCATAATGTTTCTTTTTACCAAATAAGTTTTTAAGCCAATTCATTACCAACTCCCATCATCTATCCAAAAGCGGATTGTTAAAAATAAAAAACCAAAACTGTATGTTGCTGATTCCCAAGGGTCAAGTTCTTTTTGAATCCAAGGTAAAACTTTCCAATGTAATGGGTTGAAGCTAAGTATAACACTCAACCCACTATATCTGAGGTAATCAATAAAGTTCATTTAACTTCCTTTGCCATTGATATCATATCTAACATTCTTTTTTGTTGTTTTAGTATTTCAAAAAATAATCTTAAAGTGTTATAGGCATCAACATCAGCTCGGTGTGCTTTGCCTTCAAATTGCATTTTGTAAACACCCATTGCTGATGATAAACCACCTGATGGTTTTTTGCCATTTGCAAACATTCTTAATGCGTACCAAGTTTTCACATCAACCCAACGGCGACCAAAATGTTTAAACTCAATACCATATTGATTGAATTCATCTTTTAACTCGGTAGAATCTCCGCCACCCCAAGTTACAGGATTTACAAATATATCATTATCTTTAATTAACCTACTTAACTCTTGGCCAATATCATAATGGGTCATACCAAATTGTTGAATATCTTCATTGGTTATACCAGTCAAATCTGTAATAAACGGATAGATTGGTTCATTGACTTTGACATACCACTTTTTAGTAATCCATTCACTTGGTTGCTCTCTTGCTGAACCAATGGCAACACCAATCTGTATGATACTTGGATTTGGTGTCGAACCATCTGGTGCATTATTGAGTTCAAGGTCAAGTGCTAGATATTTTTGGTCAAGATTCAATTGCTAACTTTCACAGGCGTATTATCTACCTTTGGTGAATCATCAAGTGTTACCTTGAATGATACGGGTTTAGCTGTTTCATCGGTTGTAGCAGGCGGAACAGGACTTACGATAACTGGTTCATTCTGCTTGTTAACTTTATTAACCGATTCTTCAAGTTCACGGAATGCTGCCGATTTACGCAAAGCCATTTCTAACTTCTTGTCATTTTGAATTTTCTCAATCAGTAACCGATTAGAATCATCTAATGAATAGCGTAATTGCACGAATGTTCTGAACCCACGGCCTTCATGGCGAATTTCAAAGTTTGGTCGTTGAATACCAACCAAATTCACTTGTGCAACCAGCAGTTTAGTGGTTCGTTCAATATCACGGTTGACACCATCTGCACTACCAATCTCTGCGGTAAAGTCTTTCATCATTGCTGATACATAAGATGAATATTTGGCGGCTAACTCACGCTTTGCCGATAACATCGCTTTGTCAACCGAGAATTGGAGGTCAGCAGAGTATTCACTTGCAACGGAATACAAGGCATCTTCTTTTGGTTTTTCCATGTACCAGTCTGGCATACGAACAAAATCGCCAGTTTTAGCACCTTTACCAAATAGTGAGCTAGAATCCATAGCAGTCTTAGGTGGATTTGAACCACAAGCCGACAACATCACTAACGGAACTAATGCTACTAATAACTTCTTTTTCATAATATATTACCTTAAAATATTGATGTGCCTTGTAATCACTTTTCGTTGACTACTTGGTATTTGAGAGATAACAAACTTCATTTCATTTTCGGTATAACTATCTTTCAAATTCACATCATTGGTCACAAACAAAAACAACAACAACTCTTTTGATTGCACTTGCCCATTTGGAACTTGTGCTTTCATTCTATATGGTTCGGATGGTAACACAAAATTACTGTTTGGTGTGGCAATCCATGTATTCAATACTCTATTGTAATTGCCGTCATAGTAATTATACAAATACACATTACCTTTTTTGTTTACCGAACCGATAAAGGTAATATCTGCACCATCTTTCAAATTAAAACTACCACCAATGATAAACTTTATGTCATTGTTCAATTTTTGAACATCAGCGTTTATCGTTACCACACAAACTTTATAACCACGCTCTAATACGATATCTCTTTTAACATCCGAGATTGATTTTATATGGCCTTCAATTTTGTTGAAGGTTTGCCGATTAAAATTGCAATTTTCACTTTGACAATTTTCTTCAATCATGGCATCCACATACTCACCATTGAATTTGATTAAAGCATCTTGCTTGGCTTTTTCTTCTGCAAATTCACAAGCAACATTCTCTGCGGTTTCGGGACCAAAACGATGTTCACCGACACCTGTTATCGCATTAGCATTAAATGCTAACATCAAACCAATTATCGCTGTATAGGTCTGCAAACGGCATGAAGCTTTGAATTTACTTGTTTCAATGCCTTTGTCATTCTGATTTGAGATTCTATACATTGTTCTTTATTCACAAATTGGTCATGCACATTGTAATTGGTTGGCATACCCAACCATAACACCAATGCCCAAGTATTCATTATAGTATGCTAGACCAAGTTTTTAATTTGGTTATTTTTCGCTCAGAAGCTTTTGATACTTCATCAATGTCAATAATGTTATTATCACTCATTAATTTAATCATCGCAATCAAATCACCAACTTCTTCGGTTAGTCTGCTACGATTATCAATGCCGTCTTGCGGCCACCGAGAATCAAAACCAAAACGGAAGATTTTACTAATTGCTTGAGTAACTTCTGCACACTCCTCTTGAGCAATTAGCAGTATTTCTTTTTCTTTATTGTTCATCTTAATGTATTCTTTACTTTGAATTCTTTCATTGTATAATAGTCAACTAAGCACCGTTCTATGTAAGAAATCAAATCAGTTTGACTATTACCTTCAATAACAAATCTAACGGAACAATAACCCCATGTTTTACGCTTTACAAATTCAGCGTAACATTTTCTATGCTCATTATTTGAAGCATCAAACACCATCAAAGGCCGTAAACTTAAACTTAATATGCTCATAACAATTTCACTTCGTAAATGTTGAAAAAATGCTAAGGGACACAACTGGCGCTTCACAGCGAGCATAATGCTGTCGTTTAAGAATTAGCGAAATTATTCCGTATGAGCACTTTAAATGCGGACGATCCATTTTTACAGTATCATAGATACTCGGCATCTCCGACTTACAAGCTCGCATAAATTTCCGCAACTCTCCCATTAGCAAACTGGTTACTCAGTAACTTCGGTTACTGTCATTTCTTTAGCAACTGGTGCCTTAACTTCTTTGGCAACTTCGGTCGCTTTCAAGTCTTTCAACTTGCCAACTTGTTTAGCAGAAGGAACATACCCAGCGTCTAACACACCAGCACGCTTCATGTAATCCTTAACTTCGTCAACATTCATCAACTGATAGCCAGAAACTTTACGGCCATCTTTGACTACTTTAACAGTACCATTGGCTTGGGTCTTGATATGCCACATATAAGTGGAAATACGATACATGAAAATCTCATGCCCAAGGAGAGTATTAATCTCGTCTTTTGTTACAGACTTGCCAGAAATCATTACTGTCAATAATTTTTGGAAAGGTTTCAACTTCATTTTTTTAGCAGCTTTTGCCATCACATAACTCCATTATCAATTAAAGGAACAACCATTGTAACACAAATATGCCTGAAAGTCAAGCACTTTTTCGGTAATGTTAAACTGTTTCGGCAACATTACAGAAATCTACAAATTCGGGTAATGATCCAGAGAATACCACTTCACTCTCATAATCACCACTTATACCGAAAAAATTACAACCACAATAATACACTTCAATTTTGAATTTACCATCAACATTCAAAATGTGGTATTCATAATCTTGACCACAATCTTCTGCGGTTACAGGATACAAATAAAATCCACCAGATTCTTTTTTGAAATTAGCAACTAATTGTGCAGCCAAATCGCCCATGCCATTGAAGAATTTGCCTTCTTCGCCAAAGCGTAAGCCATTGACAATTTTACCACCAGATAAAAACTCGGCCAACTCTGCACCGTGGCCAGATGGATAACCATCAAACTGGCGGTACATATTCACAATTGGTTCGGCTCTTTCGCCTTTTACCGATTCACTATACACGAATGTTAAACTTCTGGTACCCATAACTTCTCCTTAATAATTATAAACTGAAAATGCTATTGCATCTTCTTTCAAACAAGTGGTTGCCTTACTTTGCCAACTACGAAAACGAGCAGAAGGAACATTAAAGCGGGAACCACGATATCTAATCTTAAAAAACAAACCTTGCTTGGCCATTTCACTTCTGAATTCATTAAGATATTCAATTGGCACTCGGTGATAAAAAGCACGAACACCAGATTTTTTAAACTGTTCAAAATTAACCATAATCCACCATCATATCTTCAATTTCAACCCATTCATCTTCAATACCATCAGGAATTTGTTTTGCAACAACCGCACGATAAGCTTCAGCATCTTCAATGTTAGCAAACGCTTTCAAATTCATATAGCCATTTTCGGGACCGAATGATTTTACAATATAAACTACTTGCATATTAAGCCGCCTCTTTCATTACATTAATAATAGGAAGATATTGCATACCTTCCGCAACTGGAAACTTCACAAAGCCAGAGGTATCTTTTTTTGCTTTACCTTTAGCATACAAACCAACGATTGAATTTTTTGGATCTAAAAATCTTAAATCGCTATCATCACCATTGAAAACGGTCATATTATAATTAAAGAATTTCTCAGGCATTGGTGAACCTTTTTTAATACCAAATACCACAGCAATATTCATGCCTTGATTGACCGCTTCTTTACAATCAAAGTAATTACCATCAGCCATTGAAAATGTTAAATGGTAATTTTTGAAGTCCGATACTTTGCGACCAAGAACCTTGGTATAATCATAAAACTGGACATCAGGAAAGGCAGTAAAAATGTTACGATATAATTTTCCATCACGAATAACCTCATATTTTTCCCAAGATAAATCACTTGTACCGTTT